TGCGAATTGTAGAACTCATTTTAGACGAAGACCAAGAAATAGGGATAGAAGCTATTAGCGTAGTAGAAAACCCAGCAATAGAAGAAGACTTTATTGCCCTTAAATCACAAGAGTTTAAACTTGCAGAGGTAGACAAAGAGAAGCGCATACTTATGGGTGCGCTACTTATACCAAATAAGCCCATATACAGACGTAACGGCGAAGATGAATACTACATATATTTCTCAAAAGATACTGTCTTAAAAGCCTCGCAAATGTACTTAATGCAAGGCAAACAAAACAACTCAACCTTAGAGCACCAATACGAATTAAACGGACTTAGTTTAGTTGAGAGTTGGCTTGTAGAAGATAAGGTACACGACAAATCTGTAAAGTACGGAATGGACTTGCCACTTGGTACTTGGGTAGGTGCTGTAAAAGTAAACAACGACCAGATCTGGAATGAGTTTGTGAAAACGCAGAAAATTCGCGGTTTTAGTATAGAGGGTTACTTCGCTGACAAAATGGAACGCCCTAAAGAAAGCATAAAAGACGAACTTGCTAAGATAGAAGAAGCCGAAGCAGAGTATTTACTAAGTCAAGTAAAAGATATAGTAAGTTCTAAAAAGACAACCTTAGAAAGCTACACAGACTACCCAGATGCAGTAAAGAACAACGCTAAACGAGGGATAGACCTTAACAAAAAGGCAAACAACAAGTGCGCTACTGAAGTTGGAAAGATTAGAGCGCAACAATTAGCACAAGGTAAGCCTATAAGTGAAGAAACAATTAAGCGTATGTATTCCTACTTGTCAAGAGCAGAAGAATACTATGACGAAAGCGACAAAGAAGCTTGTGGCACTATCTCTTATTTATTGTGGGGTGGTTTAGCTGGTAAGCGATACGCTGCTAAGAAACTAAAAGAGTTTGGGGAGTTGAGCTTTGCTTCTATGGTAATTAATGAGGACTTTGCTATAATAGATGACCGCCTTGCTTATGCAACTCAAGAAAAAGCCGAAGAAATGGCTAAAAATATAGGATGTGATAAGTACCACACCCACGAGTACGAGGGCAAAACTTGGTTTATGCCTTGCGAACAGCACAAACTTAAAGCACCTTGTACTGCTGGATATGAGCAGTATGGAATGAAAATGAAAAACGGAAAGTTAGTACCAAATTGTATACCTATAAAATAAATTAAAATGAGTAGAGAAAAAGCACTTAAAAGAATTAACGAGTATTTAGCAAAGCAACAACCACAGAAAGTAGAGTTAGGCTTAGTTGATGATTTGGAAAAAAAAGAAAGCTTAATTAAAGAAGCTTCTGGAATAAGAGACCAATTTTTAACAGACTTTAATTCTGCAAAACGACAACTTAGAGCCTTAGAAAGTGTTTCAAAAGAAATAAAAATTTATTTAAAGTTGGTTGATAAAATAAAACAATCTTTTAAAGAATTAGGCATTGATGTACCTAAAAAAGTATTTACTATTGAAAGTAACTTTAACCAAGCTGTTAAAGATGCTGAAAGATATAAAAAATTTAAGCTTTAAATGAGAAAACTATTTAAAAGATTTATAACACCAAGTAAGACAAGTCCTAAAGGAAGTCGCAGAGGCGGTTGTTTGTGTGAAGATAACACTTACAAAACTAAATGCTGTGATGGAAGTCTAAGGGCGCAAGGTGTAGGGAACGTATAACAAATAAATAAATTAAAAATGAGTAATTACAAAAGAGTATTAAAACACTTAAACAAAGAGGAGTTATCTACACAAAAGATTGAGTTGGCTTTAGTTGATGATTTTGAAAATCAATATAATTCAGCAAATAAACTTGTGACTAAGGCTTATGGTGGTAGTTTTAAAATTGAAAGTGCTTTAAAGTCTATGTTAAAAGATTACGATGCGGCTGGCAAATCTTTTTTAAAGGCTAACGCAAGATATCAAGAACTTGAAAATGCAGCCGAAAAACTTGGTATTGATTTAGACGCAAAATATAAAAACTATAAATCCGACATTTCAAAGACCTTAAAAGAAATTGATGCTGCAAGTAGAAAAATACTACAAGCATTAAAACTCGACTTTGTCTAAAAATGCAAAATTAATTTTTAACACTTATATATTAATATGAATACAAATGATATGATATCGAAAATCAAAGAAGTTGTAGGCTTATCCGAAGAAGTTAAGCTTGAGCAACAAACTTTAGAGAATGGTGCTATCTTGGAAGCTGAAAGTTTTGAAGCGGGACAAGAAGTTTTTATCGTTTCTGAAGATGAGAAAATAGCTGTACCAGTTGGAGAATACCAAATGGAAGACGGACGTATTTTAGTAGTAGCAGAAGAAGGTTTAATTGCTGAGATTAAAGCTGAAGAAGAAGAAGAAGTTGAGGAAGTAGAAGCTAAAGAAGAAGAAGAAGAAGAAGAAATGTACGCTACTAAAAGAGAACTTGCTGAGGTTAAAGAAATGATTGAAGAAATCAAAGCTATGCTTGAGCCAAAGGAAGAAATGAGTTCAGATGATCTTGGAAACCTTATGACTGAGGAACTTGCTAAACACGAAAAAACAGAGTTAAGCGAAGTACCAGAAGAAGTACAAGAGGAACTAAACCAACCAGCCGCTGAGCCAATTAAGGCTAACCCAGAGGTACAAACAAAACAAAACTTCAAGTTTGCTAACAACAGAAAACAAAGCACACTTGACAGAGTATTAAACAAAATAATTAACAACTAAAATTAAATTAAATGGCTAATCCAACTATTACATCATCCAGTTATGCTGGAGAATTTGCTGGGAAGTACTTAGGTGCTGCCCTATTATCTGCATCAACGCTTGACGCTGGTGCTGTAACAATCTTACCGAACATCAAGTATAAAGCTGCTATGAAAGTAGGTGCTTTTTCTAACTTGGTACGTTCTGCGGATTGTGATTTTGATGCTACTACTTCTGGTCTTACATTGACTGAGAAAGTATTGACCCCCACTGAGTTACAAATAAATTTGCAAATTTGCAAGAAAAATTTGGTGTCGGATTGGGAGGCGGCTCAAATGGGTTTTTCTGCTTTTAGCGAATTACCACCTTTATTTTCTGACTACGTTATTTCAAGAGTAGCTGCTGAGGTTGCAAACGCAACTGAAACTTCTATTTGGCAAGGTGCTGCTGGGGAAGGAAACTTTGACGGCTTTGATGCTTTACTAACTGCTGATGGTGGTGCTGACGTTGCAGAAGGAACTGTAACAAGTGCAAACGTAATTGCTGAGTTAGGGAAGATTGTAGATGCTGCACCTTCAACTATCTTAGGAAAAGAAGATTTAACGCTTTACGTTTCAACAAACATTGCAAGAGCTTACATTCGTGCTTTAGGTGGCTTTGCTGCTACTATCGGTGCAAATGGTGTAGATAACAAAGGAACAACTTGGTACAATGGTGGCGAGTTATCTTTTGAAGGTATCAACATCTTTGTAGCTAAAGGACTTGCAAACAATAAAGCTGTACTTGCTCAGAAGTCTAACTTGTTCTTTGGAACTGGTCTTTTAGATGATAGAAACGAAGTTAAAGTAATCGATATGGCTGACCTTGATGGTTCTCAGAATGTTCGTGTAGTAATGCGTTACACAGCTGGGGTACAATACGGAGTTAGAGGCGACATCGTACTTTATTCTTAATAAATTAAATTAATCAACATAAATTGGGGTGGGCAAAACTGCCTACCCTTTTTTATTAAATCTAAAAAAATATGGCTTGTGCAATAACAAAAGGTAGAGGGGTAGGATGTAAAACCGCCTTTGCTGGAATTAAAAATATTTACATCTTAGACTTTGGTGATGTTGTCGCTGCTTTAGGAGATAGCAGTGGTACTATAACACTACCAACAGACAACTCTGCTGAGTTCTTTAAGTTTGAAGTAAAGGGCGGTTTAAGTTCTTTAGAAACGAGTGTTACCTCGAGTAGAGAGAACGGAACGACATTTTACGAAAGTACTTTAAATGTTACTTTTCAACTGTTAGACGTTGCGACACAAGAAGAGATAAAACTCTTAAATAGAGGTCGTGCGCATTACGTTGTAGAAATGTACCCAGATGGTGCTGGAAACACTAAGCGTTTGCTTATGGGTAGAGATAACGGTGCTGAAATCAGTGGGGGAACAATTGTTACCGGGGCTGCCCCCGGGGACTTGCAAGGGTTCACTTTGACAGCAGTAGCAACTGAGGTTTTTCCTCCGTTCTTCTGTACTGCCCCAGACGTAGCTGGTGCAACTCCAATAAGCCCAGCATAGTAGTTTATTTATGTTTAAAATTAGCCTTTCTTTTTAGAGAGGCTTTTTTTTTACACAAAATAAAATAGTTTTGTTTATATATTAGTATGAAGATTATAG